GATACAATCTTTGGCTCAGGTAATTAAACTTCGGCCCTCGTAGCTCAGTTGGTAGAGCAATCGGCTTTTAACCGATTGGTCGTAGGTTCGAGTCCTACCGAGGGTAATCAACAACTAGGGAGATTTACATGATTGAGAATCATATTGATTTGATTAAGAAGATTTCTTATTCCCTCCGTACTAAGTGTAGCAAATGGAATGACGATGAAATCTTTTCATGCGCTTTGGTTAACGGATGGAAAAGACTGGAGAAGTTCGACCCCGCAAAAGCTACCGTAGAGAAGTACTTAAGCTTCACCATTTCCAAGGATGTTGTCTATGACTACATGAGAGATATGGGATATAGGAAGCAAAGCGATAGTAGTTGGAAGCTACGACAGGAGCTTACCACTAATTGTGATGCTATACTAGAAAGCGTAGTCTATGACGAACCCGGCCCTGAGTTGGATACATCGGAACTATCTGATATCCAGAAAGAAATTGTTGACTTTCGACTCAGGGGATTGACCCAAGAACAAATAGGGACAGTACTTAATAAATCCAAGGCTTGGGTTTGTATTGAACTGAAGAAAATTAAAGCCATACTTAAGGAGAACTAGAATGGGTACTATGGTTGAACGAAAGCAATGCCCTTCCTGCGCTTCGAACGGCAGAGATAAGTCTCAAGATAACTTAGTTGTCTATGATGACGGTAGTTCGTATTGTTTTAGTTGTGAGTATTATCAGAAAGGAAACGATAAAACAATGATTCAAGAAGCAGTTACTACTGATGTTTCTTTCAAGCCTTACACCGGATCTTATACTGCACTTACCGATAGAGGTATTACAGAGAAGACTGCTAGGTTGTTTGGTTACCAGCTTGCTACTGTTAATGGTAAGCAAGTGCATATTGCTAACTATATCAGGGATAGCACCATCGTTGCTCAGAAGCTTCGTGGTCCTGATAAGACCTTCTTCTGGAAGGGAACTGCTAGGAATTCCCCTCTGTTCGGTCAGAACCTTTGGACTAACAAGACGAGTAATGCTAAGCGTCTTGTTATTACTGAAGGTGAGATTGATGCAATGACCGTAAACCAGCTACTTAATAATAGCTGGCCTGTGGTTTCTGTTCCCTCAGGTGCCAAGGGTGCAGCTAAGTCTGTTAAGGATAACCTTGAGTTTGTTACGTCTTATGATGAGATTGTTATTATGTTCGATCAGGATGAACCCGGTCGTGAAGCAGCTAAGGAAGTTGCTGAGCTACTTCCTCCCGGTCGTTGTCGTATTGCATCCTTGCCTTATAAGGACGCTAATGAATGCTTGGTTAAGGGAGCAGGTAAGGATGTAGTAAACGCTACATGGCAGGCACCTATCTTTTCTCCTGATGAGATCCTCCATGTCTCTTCCGTGACCACTACAATGGAACCAAAGGACTATAGGGTTTATCCTTTCCCATTCGATACCTTGACTGATTTTCTTATTGGTCAGAGATCTGGAGAAATTACACTGTGGACTTCAGGTACCGGATCAGGTAAGTCAACGGTTATCAGAGAGATGATTCGACACCACCTTGAAGAGGGTAGGTCTGTGGGTGCTATCATGCTTGAGGAATCCCCTCAGGAGACGGCAGATGATATCATCAGTCTTATGATTAACAAACCAGTCCGTGCTATCATGGCTGCTCGTATGATGAACGATCTTCGACGAAAGATGAATAAGCCAGAGATTGATATGGAAATCATTGATAACCTCACTGATGAAGAGTATGCGGAAGCAAGAAGGCAGCTTGAGAAGACTAGTCTCTATATCTATGATCATCTCGGGAACAACGCCCTTCAGAACCTTGCTGCTCGTATGGAGTTTATGGCCGTGTCCCTAGGTGTAGATGTTATTGTACTTGATCATATTACAGCGGCTGCTGTTGGTATGGCAGGTTCTGACAATAAGGATATCGACGGGGGAAGCTCCGAGCGTCTCATTATTGATAACCTTATGAAGGAACTGAGAGCATTGGTTTCCCGTACTGGTGTCCGTATTGATGTTATATCTCAGCTTAAGAAAACACAGAAGGCATACGAGGAAGGCGATAGGATCACCCTTCAGGATCTCCGTGGGTCTGGTAGCCTGTCTAGTGTACCTAATACTGTTATTGCTCTTGAGCGGGATAGACAGAATCCAGACGCAACTGTAGCTAATACTACTACGGTGCGTGTGCTTAAGAATAGACTCACTGGCCGTGCTGGTGTAGCTGCTTGCTTGTTCTATGACAGGACAACCAATAGGCTTCGAGAAATTGACTTTGCTACTGGAGATGATGGACAGATTCAGTTCGAACCTACACAGTAATCCCTAATATTCAGGATGAAATTATGACAAGGCTTGTATTTGATATCGAGGCGAATGGCCTCAATGAACTCACCTTGAACAAGAAAGGTGAACCTTCTAAAGAGTGTACTGAAATACACTGTATAGTTACAAAGGACATAGATACAGGAGAAATAAATGTATATACTAAAACTAATATGGAACTTGGTGTTGCTGCTTTGTGTAATGCCAGTCTTCTTGTCGGCCACAACATTACGCTTTATGACATCCCTGTTATTCAGAGGCTCTATCGCCCTGTTCAAGATAGGAAACTGGATACTCTCATTGTCTCTAGAATGATGTACCCAGAGAAGACTACCAACCCTATGGGTGGTAACTCTCTCGCTTGCTGGGGTAAGCATCTAGGATTTGAGAAGATGGATTACGACGGCGGATGGGATACTTGTTCTGATGAAATGATTAAGTATTGTATTCAGGATGTTGAAGTATCTCATAGAATCTTCCTTGCACAGCAAGGGTTTATCGCTAAATATAATAAGCAGGTTACTCTCGAACATATCGTAACAGATATAATTGCTACTCAGATAGACAATGGATTTAGCTTTGATTTAAATGAAGCGTTGGATCTTGAGATGATGCTTTCAGAAGAGAAAGCAGAAATCGAAGATACATTACGTAAAGTATTTCCTACCATTGTAGAAGAGAGAATCTCAGAGAAGACAGGCAAGAGACTTAAAGATAAAGTAACTGTATTTAATCCCGGCTCTCGTCAGCAAATCGCTGAAAGACTGGGGGATAAATATGGATGGAAGCCCCCTCTTACCGACAAAGGAAACCCAAAGGTAGATTCTCAGGTATTGAAGAAACTAGAATATCCCGAAGCAGAAGCCTTAGCGAGATACTTTGATATAACAAAGATGCAATCACAAGTAAGTGATTGGTTGATACGTTCCGTTAGTTCTAGAGATGGGAAGATACACGGGTCTGTAAATCCTCAAGGTACGGTAACAGGAAGAATGACGGCTTCCCAACCTAACCTTCAACAGGTTCATTCAGATAAAAGAATGAGGTCACTTTTTATCCCATCCCCCGGTAAGGTAATGGTAGGTATTGACGCATCCGGTCTTGAGGCGAGAATGCTTGCGTCTCGTATGGCTAAGTATGACGATGGTGAGTATGCTGATGTTATCTTAACAAAGGATATCCATGACTATAATATGGAGCAAGCTGGTTTAAATGACAGGGACGTAAGTAAGACGTTCTTCTACGGATTTATTTATGGTGCTGGTAATGACAAGATTTCTAAGATCACAAAAAGAAATGGTAAAAGATTAAAAGAGAAATTCCTTGAGAATATGCCAGCCCTGAAGAAAGCTATCGACGATGTTAAGTGGCAGGTAGCGAAGAAAAAGACAATCACCCTTCTTGATGGTAGGGAGGTACCCTGTCGTAGTGAACACGCAGCTTTGAATGTACAATTACAAGGGGATGGGGCAATCGTAATGAAGCTTGCACAAGCTATCTTGTACACTAAGATCAAAGATACAGAAGGTGTCAAATTCCTAGCTACTGTACATGATGAGTGGCAGCTTGAATGTAGACCCGAGGTAGCTAATGAGGTAGGTAAAGCAGGAGTAGAGGCCATTAGAGATGCTGGTGTCAGACTTGGAGTCCAGATGCCACTCGATGGTGAATATAAGATTGGTAACAATTGGTCGGAGACTCACTAATGTATAAATGTAACTATTTCCTTTTAGAGAAAGCAAAGAGACTAAGGGATTATAATCCTACGGTATATGGAATTTATTCGCTTGCTTTCTTGGTGCGTCTTGTAGCAGATCCACCAGAAGAACTAAAGGAGGATATCATAAAATGCGGATGGTAATGTTAGGCGGAAAAGCCAGAGTAGGGAAAACAACTGTTGCTAAGCTTGTAGCTGAGTATTCTTATCACCACGGGTTCTTACCTGTCTTTGTTCCCTTTGCTTATGGGATTAAAAAGAAAGCTGAAGAAATGGGGCTATCAAAAGAAAAGGATAGCAAACAGTACAGAGAATACTGTCAACAAATGGGAGCAAGACAGAGGATGGATAATCCAGACTATTGGATTGATATCTGGAAAGAGAAGGTCACTTCTGTAATCAAGGATGAGGCTATTGATATCGAAAAAGATAAGAAATACTGGGAACGTGTCATCATAGTAGATGATTGTCGTTATATGAATGAGATTGCGGCAGGTAGAGATTTCGATGCTATTCAGATATTTATCTCCCATGATAAAAGAAAGATTGATGAGCAAGATGCTGCGTGGAGAGTACACGAAAGCGAGATGTTAGCTAACAATATTGAAGCAGGTGACCCTAATTACAAAGGAATTTTCGATGTAATCCTTGTCAACGACGGTACTATAGATAACTTAAAAGAAGTTATAGGTATATACACTGAACTGTGGCTGGGTATT